GGTACGGGAAATCCCCCCCTCATTCATAGAACACTCAGCAGAAGCCATGTTCGTGGTGTACCAAATACAAAACGGATACCTACTGCAGCCCAACATAAGACATTCAGTCGGCCTAGCATCATTGGTCTACTGCACAGACATACAGGATTTAACCAACCAAATCCTGTCAACACAGGCGCAGATGCGTCTCAACCTTAAGTAAGAGGACAGCATGAGCAATCTTATTCCTACCAACGTCCAGCTTCCCGCCCATCTCGCTGCCCGTGTGGGCAAGCCGTCTGCTCTCGCTGCTGCTCTCGCTGGTGGTCTTGGCGGTGGTGAGTCTTTCCCGCGTATCTCCATCAAAGGTAGCCGCTTTCGCATCAAGGACGGTGACGCTGAGACTGTCCTGCAGTCCACTCACATTGACGTAATCATCGTCGGCGCTAACCCGCGATACTCCAAGACTTACTATGCCAAGACTTGGGACCCCAATGCGGAAGCATCAGCGCCCGACTGCTACTCGCTGGATGGCGTCAAGCCCAGCGGCGATAGCGGCAGCCCGCAGAATGATCTGTGCGCCACATGCAAGTGGAATGAGTTCGGATCAAAGATCACGCCCATGGGCACCGAAACGAAAGCGTGCGCAGATAAGAAGCGTCTTGCTGTTGTAGCAGCGGATGATCCGTCTGGTCCGATCTATCTTCTGGAAGTCACACCGGCTGCGCTCAAGAGCCTCAAGATTTACCAGAAAGAACTGGCGATGCGTGGGTTCACGCCTGAGATCGTTCGTACACGCCTGTCGTTTGATACCGATGCGTCATTCCCCAAACTCGTGTTCGGCTTCGGAGGCTTCATTGACGATGATACTGCTGAGACGCTCGACGACGTGCTCGGTTCGGACAAAGTTAAGGAGATCACGGGTGAGGCTGCTCCTGCAGTCGCCACGCCGGTCGCTATCGAGAAGCCCGCGCCTGTTAAGGCTGAGGTTGTGGAAGAAGCAAAACCTATTCGTGGGTTCGGTGTAGCCAAAGTTAAGGAACCGGAAGAGGCTCCTGCTCCGAAAGCCAAACCCAAGGCTGCGCCCAAGGCAGAACCGGTAGCGGCTGTGGCCGATATCGCAGATGAGATCGCCAGTCTCTTGGGAGAGATTGATGCAGACGACGCCTAAGTCTATCGACTTCAACAAGGTAGAAGTCCTGCGTCGGCACATGATGCTGACTGCGACTGACATGGCAGACATATTCCAAGTGTCGCGCCAGACCTATAACAACTGGTTGCAGGGGAAACCCCTGCGGCCAACCAACGAAAAGCACGTTAAGAAAACCCTTCGACAACTATTGGCAATCGTCAAGGGGCAGAACTGGCCCGACGAAACGGCTCGTAATCTGGACCAACGTGCGCGAGTTCAACGGTTGCTTGTGCTACTGCGATACTCTGACTAAGATAATCGGTCTAGGGGGAGCGATCCCCCTTTTCCTTCTGCAATAACAATAAGTTAGGAAAGAGGCTAATGGATACGCACGACTTCCTGCAGCGCGTACTCCCGACAGAAGGAACAGTTGTTTCTATTGTCATCAATCCGGTTGATCGTCCCCGACAGAAGTTTTACGATACAATCCAAGAACTTGCGGACGCCAGTGTTAAGCTGAGTAACCATGGGCATAATGTGTATTATGCTGTGGCTTCATTCAATGACGCAACCGCCCGCAAACAGAGTAACGTAAACAAACTCAAAGCGTTGTATCTGGATATAGACTGTGGTCCGGAGAAGCCGTTTGCTTCACCTGTTGATGGCGCTCGTGCACTGTCCAAGTTCCTGTCGCAGACAGGTCTACCCAAACCATTAACTGTGTTGTCCGGAAATGGACTGCATGTGTATTGGGTTCTGACTAGTGAACTATCCAAAGCTGAATGGCAGCCACTGGCTAATGCGCTTAAGCTAGCGACTGAGAAACTGGGGTTCGAGGTAGACCAAGCCGTTCCAGCCGATAGTGCCCGCGTACTGAGAGCCGTGGGCACAGTGAACCCCAAGGGCGGTAAGACCGTACGGGTTCTGGTCGATGCGCCAGACTATGACGTGGCGACTATTCGACAATCACTGCTAGCATATACCAACGCGCCTCCGGCACTGTTGCATCGCCCACCGTCAACGGCCTTGCTTGATGCTATGGCGTGTAAACAGGAGTTCGCACCGTCGAACCCCGTAGCAATCGAAACCAACTGCCCGCAGATTGCATGGGCAGCGACGCATCAGGCTCAAGTCAGCGAACCCCTGTGGTATCTTGTGCTCGGCGTGGCTGCACATTGCCAAGACCCGGAAGAGACAGCGATAAACTGGAGCCGTCAGCACCCCGACTTTTCGGAAGACCGTACGCTTCAGAAACTACAGCAATGGCGTAAGTCTACCACGGGTCCAGCGACATGCGAGCGGTTCGAATCCCATCGGCCAGACGGGTGTAAGGCTTGTCCGTTCAAAGGTAATATCGCAACACCCGCGCTATTGGGTAAGAAGTATAAAGAGACTGGCCTGTCAGAGGACGCGCCGGATCAGACCGCCAAAGAGATACCGTTGCCAAGGGGATTCATACGTGCAAACGGCGGCATCTGTAATGAGATGGATGGTACACACGTAGCAGTTTGCGAATTTGACTTGTACCCGGTTGGCTACGGTCGAGACGAAACGCTGGGCTACGAGACTGTCCGATATAAATGGAAGCGGATGCACGTTGGATGGCAAGACCTGTCGTTCCGTCAAGCCCTGCTTGCAGCGGGTAGCCGGGACTTTGCGACGGTGATCGCAGATCAAGGCATCGTCTTCTACTCTAGGAAACAAACAGAGAGTTTTCAATTCATGCTACGCGCATACATGGACGAACTCCGCAAGATCAAGTCGATGACGAACCTTTACCAGTCTATGGGTTGGAAAGAGAACAATACCCAGTTCGTCCTTGGCGCTAACATCTTCACGCGTGGAGAGGATGGGTCTGTGACCCAAGAGAACATAGCCGTGGCGCAAGCCGCCATTCGCACCGTGGCTGACATGTACACACAAGCAGGGACCGTCGAAGACTTCACGCATTTCTCGTCGATCATAGAGAAAGCTAAGCTGTGGGTGCAAGGATGGGCGCTGATGGTATCCATGTCTGCGCCGCTCTACCAATTCACCGGCATCAAGGGCATAACCATCAACCTGTATGGTCCTACAGGATCAGGCAAAACGCTTGCGCAGTTGCTCATGCAATCAGTATGGGGCAATCCGGATCAGCTACATTACGCATCCAAGTTTACTCAGAACGCGCTCTACTCCCGCATGGGTTTGTACAACAACCTGCCAATGACTATCGACGAAACGACAACGCTTCCGGCCAGAGAGGTAGGCGACTTTCTCTATGACGTATCTCAGGGTAAAGAAAAAGCGCGACTGACCCGCACAACAGAAGAACGTACATCCAAGACATGGCGTCTGCCATGTGTGACATCATCTAACAAATCCATGAGTACGATGCTTGTTGCGTCAGGGTTGGAGTCGGACGCCCAGATGATGCGCTTGTTGGAGATCACGGTTAACCAGCACCCATTGTTCATCAAAAGCACAGAAGCTGGTAAGCGTATTCACGACTTCGCCATGACTCACTACGGTATGATCGGCCCAGCCATCATCACGAAACTACTGGAGTTCGGCCCCGACTACTTGCGGCTGCTGATAAGCGAGCACCGTGAGCGGTTCCTGAAAGAGTACAACTGCAAGTTCTCAGGTAGCGAACGCTTCTGGGAGCAATGCCTGATATTGGCTGATCTGATGGGCAAGCTGGCGACAGAATGGGGCTTGATCCAATTCGACTACAAGTCCTGCACCAATGCAATCCTGAAGCAAATGGGTGCGGTACGCCAGAGCGTAAAAGATAACACGGTCGATACGTTCGATCTAATCTGTGAGTATATAAACGAACACGCCAAGATGGCTGTCACCATGATGCACACCGCTGGTAGCAAGGGCGTTCAGGATATGTCGCACATGCCGAACGGTGAGGTGCGCGTGCGCTTCGAACTGTTCCGCAAAGATCATTCGAAACCATTCGATAAGGGTGCGATGCTGCTGGACCGGGCGCACTTCAAACGCTGGCTTGCTAATAAAGGTGCAGACTTCCGTAGCGTCATGCGCGACATCGAACTGGCGGGGATAGACGCCACGCCGACCAGCAAGAAAGCGTGCCTTGGTAAAGGCACCTCGATCAAGCTAGGTCAGCAGTACGTCGTCGGGATCAACCTCACCCATGATCGACTGGAAAGCATCCTCACCGATCTCGATAGCGCCATCACGGAGGCACAGTTGTCTGGCCTCACTGTGATAGAGGGTGGGCTAGGCTAGTCGATCAGTAGCCCCGGCAACTGACCAAGTTCCCGACGAGCCGCTTGTGGTGCGGCTCTGAGGGCACGCTCTCCTGCGCTACGCTTAGCTTCCGCCAGTGCCCGTTGGGAATTGGCCGTGAACTTCTTGATCTCCAGCGCCGTCCCTTTGAGCGTTGAGTTCCAATCGTCCACATTGCTCTCGATAGTACGGGCAGTCGCGTTGTCTCCGCGCAACTTGGCTTTGATCCAAGCCTGACGGAAACCTGTAGTTGCTTCCTTCTGGTAGTCAGCGATGCGCTTGGTGTACTTAATCATTTCGTACTGGTCAGCCGCAGCCGTTGGGTAAAAGCCCATGAGTCGAGCGATGACAGCGCCAGCCGACATGTCCTGACTGACTACAGAACCGCGCCGATCCACGATAGCGCCAGTATTGATGTACGCAGAAGCATCTCCCAGCATACGAAGGAGTGTGATCGGAGATGCGCGGGCTACATCTTCCAGAGATTTATTCTCAGAGAACGGGACACGAATAAGATCAGCAGCCGTGGTAGCCATACCAAGAGCCATGGACGGCATAGG